GTATGCCATGTTTGTACCTGATTCAACAATTTTAGTAGCCGCACACAAGTATACCGGCTCTCAAGAGATCATGCAACGTATTCGATATGCTTACGAAAGCGTACCGGATCACATTAGAGCTGGTGTAACAAGTTACAACAAAGGTAACTTGGACTTTGATAACGGCAGTCGTATTGTGTCAGCAACAACCACTGAAAACACCGGTCGTGGTATGAGTATATCACTGCTATACGCAGACGAGTTTGCGTTTGTGCGACCTACTATTGCCACAGAGTTTTGGACTTCTATTAGCCCCACACTGGCCACAGGTGGTAAGGCCATTATCACATCAACTCCCAACAGTGATGAAGACCAGTTTGCTTTGCTGTGGAAAGGTGCCAATCGTTGCGAAGACGAGTTTGGCAATCCCACCAATGTTGGCGTAAACGGATTCAAAGCATATCGCAGTTTTTGGAACGAACACCCGGACAGGGATGAAACTTGGGCCAAACAACAACGTGCGGCCCTGGGAGTGGACCGGTTCCGACGAGAGATGGATTGTGAATTCATCATCAATGATGAAACACTAATTGCGCCAACCAAGTTGTTTGATTTACAGGGTGTAGATCCCTTGTACAAAACAGGCGAAGTACGTTGGTACAAGCGACCAGAACGAGACAAAATTTATGTAGTAGGCCTGGACCCTAGTTTGGGCACTGGCGGCGACCCAGCAGCCATTCAAGTATTCGAAGCCAACACCACAGAACAAATTGCTGAATGGCGACACAACAAAAGCGATATTGTTACGCAGGTTAGAACCCTAGTAGATATAATACACCACCTCAATGAGGTGGTCAAAGATCCCAAGAGCATTTACTACAGCGTAGAAAATAACAGCATCGGTGAAGCCGCATTGATTAGCATTGCTGAATACGGAGAACAAAACATTGAAGGTTATTTCCTCAGTGAACCAGGTCGAAATCGCAAAGGATTTAATACCAGCAACAAACCCAAACTTGCAGCCTGCGCCAAGTTAAAGCACTTGATAGAATCCAACAGATTAGGTATCAACAGCCGTAGTCTAGTAAGTGAATTAAAAACATTTGTTGCCAGTGGCGCCAGTTATGCAGCCAAAATGGGAGAAACCGACGATCTTGTGATGTCGACATTGCTAGTAATCCGTATGTTGAAAGTATTGCAAGATTACCACCCCAATCTTGACACACAAATGCGTGATCACCAAGATACTATAATTGAGCCATTGCCGTTTGTTATGACCTTGTAATAAATAATAGATATGAAAAATAATGCTGAACAGTCACTTTACGACTTACTAATAACACAAAATCTTGAACCAGAAATTTTAGATTCTGCAGGCAAGCCCGTCACTGATCCCAGCAAAGCTGAATTGTTTAGTTTTGATTATGTCACTGAGAATCAAGATTACGGCACTGTGGTTATTTTAATAGGCGACAATAACCAACTAGAAGTTTACTTTGGGGACAATCTTGGTCGCGGCATGGAGGCCAATGACAAAAGTGCTTGGTATGATTTCCTGCACCAACTCAAGAGCTTTGCAAGTCGTAACATGATGACGTTTGGATTGAATAACATTGCCCGATTAAAGTATACCATGAAAGGCATGGCTGCCATCAAAGAAGGCTTGTTTGAAGGATATTACGGCCGAAAAAATATCAGCTACAGCGACCAGCCCAAGCAAGTGCGTTTGATGATCAAACACAATCGCAACATTGACGAAGGCGAAGCACGATATCGTGCAATAGAAAGCTTGTTTGTAGAAACCGCCGAAGGCGAACGGTTTAAATTGCCATTCCGTAATCTCATGGGCGGCCGAATCATGGCTAGACATGTCAGCGAAGGTGGGACACCATATGATGCATTTGGCCAGCACATTGTTGAAGTAATTTCTGAAATAGGAACACTATCTAGATTTATACGAGCAACCCGTGGGAAACAATTTGCCGGACACACCGATGAATTGGTTGAAATTGCATTGCGACATTATAGCGATCTCAAGGATAAAGCAAAGCGAATGATAAGTCATCGAGGTTACTTGGAAGAACGAGATATGTTTGATCCTGCAGAAATTTCTGAAAGTTCTGCCACAACGGATGTCATTCGAGACTTGTTCATTGAACAAAACGTAGATCAACGCATTGAAGAAGCATTACCAATTCTAGCCCAGCTAGCAAACAAAAAGGAAAACAAAATGAGAGAAGCAGACGAATTTGAGTCCTGGACCAATCAGGTCATGGAGGGTACATGGGCGTTGCCAGATACACCAGAAGCTGATGCCAAGCTCAAAGAATTAATGAGCAAACCACTGATAGTGGGTGCCGATGCAACCAATGCCACTGAACAACTCTACGACTTAGTTGGCGATGATGTGTTGTTTGATCGTTTAAACGACCTAGCAGATGCAGATCCCACGGCCAACTGCTGGGATGACGAAGACGTTATTAACCGACTTGGTGAGTTGGGTATCGACGTCAACCCCACTGTAAATGACATGGCACAAGATGCCGAAGCTGATGCTGAAAAAATGAACGAAGATGAAGACCACAGCCCAGTGGCCAATGCTATTACTCGTAGAATCTTGATGCAACGTCCAGACTTGCTGGAGAAATACGGTCCTGTAGCAGTCACGCAAGCCATTGACGATGTTGCAGATTTTGTAGGTGATACGGAAGAAATTGGGTCAAGTGATGTCAGTGGTTGGATCAGACAAGTTGAACAGTCATTGGGCGGAGTAAATGAAGGTGATTTAAACTTAATGCGTAAACGTGCCGGCATCCAGCAAGAGGCTGAAGAAGTCAACGAAGGCTTGGACCCAGCAAAACAACAACGACTCGACGATTTAATTGATCAATATAAAGATGCTACTGACCCAATAGGTTATGATGACGATGCAGCTGATCCAAGTGAAGTCATTGCTCAAATAAGACAAGAGTTTGGTGATAAAATTGCTGATACCATAGAACAAGGCCCTAGCTCACATTTTCCAAGAGATAATCACGCTCGTGGGTACGATCCACTAAATTCTTATGGAAGCTCACCTCGAGTAACAAAAGCCGGCAAGGTCAATCGTCAAGATGTTGCTTCTCTTAAAAGCAGATTACAACAACGAGCTGGTATCCACGCCGAACCAGCATTGCCAGAAGGTATTTTAGACACGGCTAAAAAGATTGGCAGTCGAGTGTTTGACAAATTAGGCGGCGGCAGTGATGAAGAGTTACTCAACAAGCTACGCAAAGACGCAGGCCTACCACCAAGAATGGCTGTTCCAAATAAAAAAGATGTCGGCGAAGACCTTGACACTGACGGCGTCATGATGACTCGACCATCAAATATGAGTAGTTGACCTAAAAACTAACTTCTGATAAAAAAAGGCAGATCTTTCTGCCTTTTCCTTTGACAAACTAAATAAAAGCACGTATACTCAGTAGTGTGTACGTTAGTAAATTACACATAGGCTTACATAGGCATTTAATTCTGAAAGGTAAAAACACTATGGCATCATTAGCAGAAATCCGCGCAAGACTCGCAGCCGCAGAGTCTAACAAGGGCGGTCAATCACAAGGCGGCGACAACGCAATTTACCCACACTGGAACATTGATGAAGGCGCAAGCGCAACTCTGCGTTTCCTCCCAGATGGCAACAGTAAAAACACTTTTTTCTGGGTGGAACGAGCAATGATTAAATTGCCGTTTGCCGGTATCAAAGGTGAGATGGAATCCAAACAAGTTCAAGTACAAGTTCCTTGTGTTGAGATGTGGGGCGAAGCTTGCCCAATCTTGGCAGAAGTACGCACTTGGTTCAAGGACAAGAGTCTGGAAGACATGGGCCGTAAATATTGGAAGAAACGCAGTTATGTCATGCAGGGTTTCGTACGTGAAAATCCTCTCAGTGATGACAAGAGTCCAGAGAATCCAATCCGTAGATTTATCATTGGTCCACAAATCTTTGCTACCATCAAGTCAGCATTGATGGATCCTGAGTTGGAAGAATTGCCAACAGACTTGCTACGTGGCTTGGATTTCCGTATCACAAAAACCAGCAAAGGCGGCTATGCTGACTACTCCACCTCCAAGTGGGCTCGTAAAGAATCAGCACTAACCGAAGCTGAACAAGTTGCTGTTGAAGCGCATGGCTTGTTTGACTTGAGCACATTCCTGCCCAAGAAACCCGGCGATGTTGAACTTCGTGTAATGAAAGAAATGTTTGAAGCATCAGTAGATGGTCAACCATATGACACAGAGCGTTGGGGACAATACTTCCGTCCTGCTGGTGTACAAGCACCTGCTGGCACCGCACCAGAAGCGGCACCTAAAGCAGTGTCAGCACCAGCGGCTAGCAAACCAGCAATGGATGATGAGCCCCCTTTTGACACTGACGAAGCACCGGCAGCATCTGCGCCAGTGGCAGCCCCCAAGACCACACAGAAGGCCGAGGATATCTTGGCCATGATTCGTGCTAGACAAAAACAATAAACTTGTTAACGGTGGGTGTCCGCAAGGATGCCCACTTTGTCACTTATAACTACAACTTGATGATAGAAGAAATCGAATGGGAAATTAGCAGTCTTTGTAATGCTAGTTGCCCACAATGCCCACGTAATATCAATGGCGGAGCCACTTGGCCAGATTTGCCATTGACAGTTACCAGCGTCGATACGTTTTTGTTACCAGACGTTGCCAAGTTGTTACAGCAAGTTAAACGATTGTACCTGTGCGGCACCTACGGTGATCCAATTACCAACAAGCACTTGCTGAAGATTATTAAAACTGTGCGTGAAATAAACCCAGGTATCACCATTGATATTCACACCAACGGTGGACTACACAGTACTCAATACTGGCAGCATCTAGCTGAGTTGATTAATGGTAATGGCACTGTGTATTTTGCAATTGACGGGTTGGAAGATACCAATCACTTGTATCGTGTGAATGTAGATTTTGACAAAGCATTTGGCAATGCCTTGGCTTATATAAAAGCAGGCGGCACAGCAGTTTGGGATTTTATTGTATTCAAACACAACGAACATCAAGTTGACACTGCACAATCTTTGGCAAAAAGTTCTGGCTTTAAGAAAATTAATTTTAAAAAGTCCAGTAGATTTTTTGACAAGAATCACAGCTTCATTGACAAGTATCCGGTGTTGAATAGCCAGAAAGAAGTTGCATACTATTTGGAACCCAGCCAAAAGTTTTTGAACAATGACTATGAAAAAATTCATTGGTTCAACAACAACCAACAGTTAACTGAGTATTTTAGTACCACCAGCATTAGTTGCTATAGTAAACAAATCAAAAAAATATTTGTCACTGTAGAGGGATATGTTTTTCCCTGTGGCTGGTTGCATGATCGCATGTACGGTGAGAAGTCCACAAATCATCGTGACCAAATACAGTTAGACCACTTGTGGGAAATTGCAGGAGGAAAACGCCGATCCAATATTCATCACACTGCTGTGACAGATATTATTGCCGGTGATGGTAGTTGGTTTGACACCATTGAAAAGTCCTGGACCAATAGTAATCGACTTGAACGCTGTGGGTTACATTGTGGACAAGAGATCAACTTAATCAAATACCAGAATGATATCACCTACGATTTATAATTGCCCAAACGCACTTGCACATTGGACTACTAGTGTGTTAAACTCACTGTTACAAGTAAAAAAGTAATACGCAATGTTGATCGAACACAAACCATTACAAGATAAGGCAATAGTTGATGAGCTGTTTGCAACAGTTACACATCTGTGTGCCAACGATGTTGATATTGGGTTGTGGGATACCAAACAGCATATTGAAATTTTTAAACAATGGCTGAACACCGGAACAGCAACTACGCTGACAGGACTTGATGATTTTAAGTTTTCGGCATTGTGTGTTGGTACATCAGATGCAATCAACAATTTCATACATCGTAACACTGCCAGGCGCCTACGTTTTAGCTGTGCAGAATTTGTTTTGAGTAAAATAACTTGCAACAACATCAACGCCAGATGGAAATTTATTGAAGATGGCAAATTAGAACCCGGCGACGCAGTGGTGTTAAGTTTGCCGTTTTCCGGCAATGGTAGTAAGCACCCGGATCATGACATGATTCTAGACATTTGCACTAAATTGGGTATACCAGTGTGCCTGGATGTTGCTTATGTAGGCATTGCTCATAATCTGCACATAGACTTGACAGCACCTTGCATCACTGATGTCACTGCCAGCTTGAGTAAATCATTCTCAGTGATGTTGAGGCATGGTATAAGGTTTACTAGAGAATACATTGATGACAGTGTGCAGTATGCCAGTGATCGGGGGATGTTGCCTAGACTCAACATTGTACTTGCAAGCAAACTGATGCAAAAGTTCCACAAAGACTACATTGTCAATAAGTATCTTTCCAAATATCGTACAGAGTGTGAAAAGTTGGGTCTTGACACAACAAACACAATAACGTTGGCATTAGGCAACGATCAAGCATTTTCAAGGGGTGGATACAATCGTGTATGCATCACAGATGAAATTTTAACATAATTTTTTAAAGCGAGAAAGACCATGGGAAAACCATTTGACGTTTCAAAGTTCCGTAAGGAAATTACAAAAAGTATTGATGGCCTAAGCATTGGCTTCAATGACCCTACTGATTGGATCAGCACAGGCAACTATGCCCTAAACTATCTTATCTCCGGCGACTTTAATCGAGGTATTCCCTTGGGCAAGGTCACTGTGTTTGCTGGCGACTCTGGTGCAGGTAAATCGTATATCTGTTCCGGTAACATCATCAAACACGCACAAGAACAAGGTATTTTTGTTGTGTTGGTTGACAGCGAAAATGCGCTTGACGAACAATGGCTCAAAGACTTGGGAGTTGATACCAGCGATAGTAAACTACTCAAGCTGAGTATGGCCATGATTGACGATGTTGCTAAAACAATTTCAACATTCATGAGCGACTACAAGGCCTTGCCCGACGGTGAACGTCCCAAAGTTTTGTTTGTAATTGACTCATTGGGCATGTTGTTGACTCCCACCGACGTGAACCAGTTCGAAGCAGGCGAAATGAAAGGCGACTTGGGTCGCAAACCCAAAGCATTGACTGCACTTGTTCGTAACTGTGTCAACATGTTTGGTAGCTACAATGTAGGCCTGGTATGTACCAACCACACATACGCAAGTCAAGACATGTTTGATCCAGATGACAAGATCAGTGGCGGCCAAGGCTTTATCTATGCCAGCTCAATTGTAGTTGCCATGAAGAAGATGAAGCTCAAAGAGGACGAGGACGGCAACAAGGTTTCCGAAGTAAATGGTATTCGTGCCGGCTGTAAAGTTATGAAAACACGTTACGCTAAACCCTTTGAAGGCGTACAAGTCAAGATTCCCTACACAACAGGTATGAGTCCTTATTCGGGTCTTGTGGACTTGATTGAGAAGAAGGGTTTACTCAAACGTGAAGGCAACAGCTTGGTGTTTACCACCAGTGCCGGCGAGATTATCAAGAAGTTCCGCAAAGCCTGGGAAAAGAATGATGACGGGTGCCTTGACACAGTGATG